TTTAGGGCTACTTATAGAATATTTTAAATTTTTACCAGCTTTTTTAATTTTATCACCAAGATTATCAAAGAATCCTTCGTTTATATTTTCATTTAATCCCCATGCTTCATCTAATTGTGTTAATTCTTCTTCAGTCAACTCAACAACATTTCCTTCAGCTTCATCAACTGTAGAATAAACTGCTGCTAAATCAACGTCTAAATATTTCTTAACGTAATCTCTCAAATCATTAATAATACCATTAGCCACATCAATTGGCATGTAAGTTTCATCTTTTGGGTCTTTTTGTGTTGCGGCAACGATTGAATCATAAACCGAAGAAATACCCATAATGGTATTTAAAAAGTCTTTACCTTCTTTATTATTTGGGAACTCTGGATTTTCTTTTTTAATAGTTGCATCAAGCTGCTTAATCATTTCATTTCCTTTCTTATCAACAATTGCTTGAATTTTAGCAGCAGCTGCTTGGTCAATTTTACCTTTACCAAGTATTTTACCACCAGCTTTATATCTTCCTAATTTTGAAAGTCCGTATTTTATATTTGTCCAAAGACCCTCATCTAAAGGTTCTTCATTTAATAAAGTACTTTCATCAACATCCTTTAACATTTCATTAATAATTTGATTAACTATTAATTGATGTTGATGTTCGGTTAAAATTAATTTTTGAGCCATACAGTTTTTATTATATAAATATCAATTATTTTAATAAAATTTAAAGTTTGGGAAGTTTTTTAATACAAATTCTTTTACTTTTTCAGGGTTATAATCTAACAGAATACCAATTTCATAAGTTTCTTCTGGTGTTTTTATTGGTAAAAATCCATTATTTTTTCTAACAATATTAAAAAGTCTTTGAGCTTCCTCCTCATAACCATTCCTATAAACAACATTTGCTACAGAACCTTTAAAACTACCACCCTTTTGCGGCATTGATATAACATTCAAACCCATTTCTTTAGCTCTTTCAATAAGCTGTCTTGATTTATCATGATAAGCTACTAAAAAAGCAACACCTCTTCTACCATTTAAAACTGTTTGCATGGCTGATTCGTTATTATACGCTTCATTTGGGTCTATTGATTCCTCAACATGTTTTGTTATTAGCTTATATTGTCGTTCAGAAATTATTATTTTTGCCATACCAATAAATATCATTATAAAATAAAAAACCCCTGATTATCAGGGGTTTTTTATTTATTTTTAATCGATTAAATGTTATCGAATGATGCACCAGTATTCATAATGTTGAATTCAACAATGATAAATTCTAGGGCTCTAGTTGGCTTAAGATAAATCTTACCAGTTAATTGATTTCTATCGATATCTTCTGGGTCATTACTTAATACGACTCTAAAGTCTACCAAACCTCTTTCTGTTCTGATACCATCCAAGATTGGATTAACAAGAGCAAGGAATTGATTTCTAACAATTGTGTCGTTTTGTTCGAACAACAATCTAATTGCAACTGCAGAAATAAGTTTTCTAGCTTGTAACAACAATCTTCTAACGTTGATTCTATCAAGAGCACTTTCTTTAATTTGAAGAGTTTTATTACCCCAAATCTTAATACCATCAGAAGTGAAAGTAGCGATTGGGTTAATTCTGTTCTCATAAAGACCGTCTCTTTCGCTCAATGTAAGCTTTTTACGAGCTTTAATTGCGTCAACATCACCTCTTTGAATACCTGCTACTGCGAACCAAGGGAATGCAATATTATCAGTTAAAGCAATGTTTCTTACAACGTCTCTTGTTGGTGGAACATAAATGTAAACATTATTTTCAGCATCAAGAATTTGAATCCAAGGCCAGTATGTAGCTGTGTAACTTGAGTCAAACATGTCCGATAAGCTATCTGTTACATCTCCAACAGTCAATACTGTACCAGCAGAATCTGTATCCGGAGTTGTTACAACATATAATGAGTCAGCTCTGTCTTGTTCAATCATTTCAATACTAGCTTCAACAAGGTTTGTGTTATCAAAAGTATCAATACCCGGAGTTGCAAATACGTTAATGTTAACAGCTTCAGGATTTCTAAATGTCCAGATACCTTCTAAGTATGCGTAGTAGTCAGAAGTAATACCTAAATCACCATTTGAAAGAGTTCTGTTAGCAAACGTACCAACATTTAAACCAGCAGCACCTCTTGTTCCGTTAATTGTGAAATTATCAAGGTTGGTTCTTCTAGTTCTATATGCATCCCATCCATCAAATCCACCATAAGGCGCAAATGTAAACTTACGAGCAAATACTTTTTCATATGGACCACCAACTAGTGCTTCATCAGTTGTAAATACCCAATCACCAGTGTCGAATAAGAATATTGGGTTATAAGTTCCACCTGTTGGATTGATTACAACATTAACGTTATCAATTGTTGCACCTGTAGCATTAATATCCATGTGGAAACCTTTAGTTAAACCAGTCCACATATCATATGACTGACCAGTAGGAACACCTTTGTAATCAAAGAAATCAGAATCAATACCCATTGTATCAGATAAACCTAAGTAGTATTTACGTTTGTTTTCAAAAGCACCATAAGTTTGCTTGTATTGAATACTTGGCGTTTGTACGCTACTATTTGAGTTTATTTGATAATCTCTAACTGGGAATCCTACGAAACCAGCTGGGAATGCATCACTAGAATCTGAGCTTTCGTCTAATTCAAGTAAAATATGTGCAGATTTTGAAGCATATATACCATCTAATGTACCAATTTTTCTAGCGACAAAGTTATTTGAAGTTGGGTCCATCGTACAACGACTAAACGCTTCAATAACAACTGGATTAGCATCGGTATCGTAAAATCCTCTAAGAACAACATCAAACTCTTTTGTGTCAGGTCTAATGTTAGTAATAGAAATCTTATATTGTTCGTTTGCTGCATTACCATCAGATATTGTCCAGAATCTAAACAATCTTAATACTTTGTTACCTCTTAATTCAGAAACAACATACGGTGTAACAGCTGGTTGATATTCTTTTAGATAATCAGAGAACTGACTAGCATAATCAATCATATCTAGATTAATACCTCTAACTTTAGCAGCATTAACATAGTCACGGAACATATCAGAGTAGAATTCTTCTACGTATACTGCAGTTTCTCCATCCAATGGTGTTCTACCCAATACATTTGTAATATAATTTCTTTGAGTTCTATCAAAAGAGCAGTCATAATTAAATGCTCCTAAAGTATTTGAAGTTCCAATTAAATTAAATGTACCTAATGGATTTTGTTCAGCGCCCGTAGATGCTGGGTCAAAGTTTAATCCTGTTGTTGCACTAACTTGGAATACAGGTAATTGAGTTTGTGAGTTAACTCTACCTCTAGAACGAAGTAATGTTACTAATTTATTCTCAACATCAGCATAACCATAACCAACACTATAAACCGTATTACCAGATGTTGTACCTGTTTTATATAGAGTAATTGACCCACCTGAATAATAGTTTACTACGCCTGAAGTTGTACCAGTATTATAGTATATACCAGTGCCTAAATAAACCGAAGTATTACCAGATGTTGTACCCGTTCTATAAATTGGTAATGGATTGGCAGAGAAATAAGTTACATTACCCAATGTAGTACCTGTCTCATAATTTATACCAGAACCAGAAAAGAATGATGTACGTCCTGAAAGCACACCAGACATATATGCAGCAGTTTGAGAACCACTATACTGTATAGTAAATCCAGATGTTGAACCTGTAAGGAATCTAGTATTAGCGTCAGCATTATAAACTTGGAAAGCACCTAAAACTGTACCTGAATAAATGTGTGGTAAAGATGTCGCACCAGTACTAGGAAGTGTATAGTATGCATACAATCCAATATATGTGGTATCCGTATTAGCAGAAAAACCATAATCACCAGAAGCAGCAAAACTACTAACAAGTGTTTTAATATTACCAAACGGTACAATACCAACTAAATTATTTAATGCTGTGGATGATAAAGGACCACTAGTTTGCCAAAAACTTAACAACCCAGCACTTAAGAAATCTTGAAAATATGGATAATCATTAATATAAGATACTGTTACAGTATTAGCTGTAGTGTCAGCACTAAAATTAAACCATGGGGTTCCAAAACCTCCATAGAATGGACCACTACCAGAAATTGTGTTAGTATTTAAAGTTTGTGGTGTTAAACCAGAAGTCGCAGCAGAAAGAACCGCAGAAGCACCGACATAAGATGAACCACTCTGTACAAATGAAACTGGTATACTAAACGTTGTACCAACAGCAGCACCAGCAAGACCAGACGGAATTGTTGAAGAATTCG